TGGCTTTAACGAAAGTTTCCAACGATCTGCTTGCTACGCCACCAACAGACTATGACGATTCTGGTATCCAGACTGACATAGCCCTGCTTGGTTTCAAGGTGGCCGCTAACGGAAGCCTTGCCGCATATAATTTAAAAGATCAGACTATTGACGCTTTTGAGGATGCTAGCGGTATTGATGCCTCTGCTTCCACCGACGAAACACGCAATGCTTCTAATTACTATAGCGGTGGGGTGGTAGGCAGTTATTCTATTACAGCATTAACATCAAGTGGTAGTTGGACTGTTCCCGCAAATACTTCTGAAGCAGAAATTCTTGTTGTAGGCGGAGGTGGCGCAGGAAGGGGTGGTGATAGACCATATATAGGTGGTGGTGGCGCAGGCGGTATTGTTCATCACTCAAGTTATTCTCTAGCCGCTTCTGGAACGACATATAACATTACTGTCGGAGCGGGTGGAATTGGGACTGATTACCCATCTACTGCTAGACCCGGATCAGATTCGGTGTTTGATTCATCTGGAACTACATTAACGATGACAGCAAACGGTGGTGGAGCCGGAGGTTATCAAGTCGCCTCTTATGGAGCCGCTACAAGTGGTGGAAGCGGTGGTGGTGGCGGTAGTGGACAGCCGGGAGCATCATCGAATCAAGGTGCGGTTACTGGGGCAACTGTTTACGGAAATGCCGGAGATTCTGGTAGCGGAGGTTACGGAGGCGGCGGAGGCGGAGCAGGCGAAACCGGAGGAACTGATGGCGGAGGTGAAGGCGGGGATGGCGCATACTTTGCTAATTTTGATTCCTATGGAACGGACACTAGCAACAGCAAAGGAAGCGGGGATGGTTCTGGCTCAGGCAAAGGATACTTCGGCGGCGGTGGCGGAGGATCAACAGAAACCGGAACTTCCCTAACTGGGGGAGGAATCGGAGGCGGAGGAAGAGCAAGGCATAGTGGTGATGGAATTGGCGCAGGATTTGCCGCTCAAGCAAACACTGGCGGAGGCGGCGGTGGAGCAAGAAGTTTTGACCAGAATGGTCAAAGAAGCGGTGGTTCTGGAGGATCGGGAATCGTTTTAATTAGGCATAGACCGCTTTCCTATAATGATATGACTTTGGTATCTAACGCAACAACCGCAGACTCAACCCCCACAACCGGCGACATCGTGATGACCTACACCAACGGTGCGGGTACGGCTACTGTGAACACTGACATTAAAGCATGGATTAGCCGTGACAATGGCACTACTTGGACTCAGGCAACTCTGTCATCTGAAGGTACAACCGGAGGACACACAATCCTGACTGCCCATAACGTAGATATTTCTTCTCAACCTTCTGGAACTTCCATGCGTTACAAGATTGAAACATTAAACCAAAGCGCATCGAAAGAAACACGCATACAGGCTGTCAGCCTTGGGTGGTCATAATGTCGTATATCGGTAATGCCCCACCTAAACTAGCGCAGTACGGAGTAGAGTCATTCAATGGCGGTGGCACATCGTTCACGTTGTCTAAACCGGCTACGACTGCAACCGTACTGGTGTTCATTGATGGCGTAAGACAGACTCCGGGTGATGCCTATAGCGTCAGCGGCACAACCCTTACGACTACAGCAACCACACCATCTGGTACGGATAACGTAACCGTACAGTTCTTGGGTGATGTTGTTGACTTTGGCGAACCCTCTGATGACTCTGTAACCAGCGCAAAGATTGTAGACGGTGCGATTGTCAACGCAGACATCAATGCCAGTGCGGCTATTGCTACCAGTAAGATTAGCGGATTAGCGGCATCTGCTACGACAGATACTACTAACGCTTCAAACATTGCTAGTGGCACATTGGCTACTGCAAGACTTGGTAGCGGTACAGCAGACAGCACCACGTTTTTAAGGGGAGATCAGACTTGGGCAAGCGCTGGAACTTCTGCTGTCGTTGCTGTTGCTTTGTCTGGAAACCAATCCCTTACTAAAAACGCTGTTACCAAAGTGCAATTTGATTATGAAGTGGCAGACACTCAAGGGTGGTGGGATTCATCGACGAATTATCGTTTTACGCCAACTGTCGCAGGATATTATTTTTGCAACTTGCATTGTTTTTTTGCTGGGCAAAGCGCTCCAAACACAAGGTTTTTATATATATATAAAAACGGTTCATCATATAGAGATCACAGGCAATATTTTGGTGATGCTTATGACAGATACGACTCAATCAGTGATGTGGTTTATTTAAATGGATCATCTGATTATATTGAGTTTTATGCGATGGACGGCTCTAACGGAACTCTTACGTTACAACAAACAAGTGCAGGTTACGGAACAGCGTATAGCGGAACTTTTGCATCAATTTTTAAGGTTGAATAATAACTAAAGGAATAAAACATGGCATCTATATCATACCAAATTAGAGCATACCTTGACCGGGATGTAGACTTTCGATCAGAGGTTATCCTACAGAATGATGGGAGCGGAGCCTACATTAAGGAATGGAATGTTGAAGGAACCAAGCCTACTCTTGAAGCATTAGAGGCTTACGATGCAGAAGGTGATGCAATCAGGCAAAATGAGATTGTTACACACGACAGGGTAGAAGGATACGGATCATTTGGCGACCAGTTAGATATGATGTATTGGGATGCGGTAAATGGAACTACAACTTGGAAAGATCATATTGCCAAAGTTAAGGCGGATAATCCAAGAGGATAAGTTATGGCACTAGAATCAGCAAACTACGTTAGTGGTCTGGTAGCCACAAACCCCAGTGGTTCTGACAGTATCAGTCAGGGCGACGATCATCTGAGACTTATCAAAGACGTACTGAAGAATAGTTTTCCTGATGCAGATCAGGCGGTGGCTACTGTTGTTGTTAAAGCCACAGCACCCACCACTCAGGTAAAGGGTACGATCTGGTATGATACTACGACTGGCATATTGAAATTAAATACTGCCGCTACTGGTTCATCTCCTTCTTGGTTGAACCTTAATGGGCCATCGTTCTGTTCATTTCATGTTACGATGAGTTCTTCTCAGTCATTGCCTAATAACACTTATACGATAATGGAGTTTGATACTGAGTCTTTTGATATAGGCTCTAACTTCGATACTAGCACTTATAAGTTTACAGCGCCAGTTGCAGGAAAGTATTGGTTTAATGCGGCGATGAGAAGTTCATCTACGCATGGTTCCGATGATGACTTGGCTATATACAAGAATACTTCTTCATATGTTCAAGAATCGCAGTTTAATCAAGTATCTGGCCCCGCCTATGTAACATCATCTAACACGATGAACATCAGTTGCATCATGGATATGGCCGCTAGTGATACCGCTAGTGTGTATGCTCATACTGAAACAGGGCCGTGGACTATGGGTAATGGCTCTACAGTCACATTCTTTATTACTTGGCCCACACCACCAGAATAATGCCTCTAGTCCCTATCGAAAACTTAGGCCAGATAGGAATTATAAAGGATACCCCTCCGTATAATCTTCCTCCTAACGCATGGTCTGATGGAAACAATGTAAGGCTCTTGGATAACGGCGTAAAGAAAGTTGCCGGATACCAAGAGGTGATGGCTACTTGTCCGTTTGCCCCCTATTATATCCATCCGTACCTTACGGTTGCAGGAACCTACTATTGGATTGCATACGGAGCCACAGACATAGCGGTATGGAATGGCTCTACATGGACTGACGTAGTAAGGCAAACCACGTTACAGTTGAATGGCGCTGTGACTGCTGGGGATAGCAGTATTACAGTAGATACTGGAGCCGCGCTAACTGCTTTGCCTACCAGTGGTACGCTAGAGATAGGCACTGACATTACATCAGATGCTAGTACAAACAAGTTTGAAACCCTAACTTATACCGCTAGGGATACTGGTACTGGCGTGATTACACTGTCTGGTACAGCCACATATGACCACCCTGATGACGCTGTTGTTACACCCTCTGGTAGCACAGGAACCACAGATAATGATTATGGGGCTAACACTACAGATAAGAGGTGGACGGCTACCAACCTGAATGGTTTGGTTGTTGCTACCAATGGGTATGATACTCCCCAGATGTGGCCTCTTAGTAATGGTATTCCATCTCTAGCCAATCCCTTTATGGAGTTGCGTAACTGGCCTTCTGGAAACAAGTGTAAATCAATACGATCCTTCAGGACATTCCTTGTTGGTCTTAATTGGGAAAGAACCAACGAAGAGCCACGCCTAGTTAAGTGGAGTACAGAAGCCTCATACGGCTCTCCGCCTTCTACATGGGATGAAACAGATGCTACGTTAGATGCCGGTGAGTATGAACTCTCAGATACGCCGGGAGATATCATAGACGGCCTACCTCTGGGTGACTCATTTATCATCTACAAGGATGACAGTATCTACATTATGAACTATGTGGGTACTCCGTACATCTTCTCGTTTAAACTCCTGTCTCCTACCATTGGCTTGCTGTCCAAAGAAGCGGTAGCAGAGTTTGAGGGTGGACACTTCTTCATGGGGAACTCTGACTTCTATGTGTGTAATGGTCAGACTGTAACCCCTATGCTCTCTAATAGGCTCCGTAGGACGGTCTACGACGAGTTAAACGGTGACAACTACCAGAAGTGCTTTGTCGCCGCAGACTACGTTAGAAACGAAATGATGGCCTGCTATCCCGCAGGATCATCTACTGTAG